CGCCATGCTCTTTATCGACGATTGAAAGCACTTTAGCCGCTAAACCATCGCTAGATTCTTTGTTGTCTGTGCTGTAAGAGCTTTATTTTTTGCTCAACATCGCGCATTGCTAAAGCATAGCCATACCTAACGTGTTCAGGCGTGCGTAAACCGCTCGGCAAGGCACATACAAGGCTAATCTTGGACGCTAACTCATATCCTCTCCGCGCTATGGCTTCTAGCCCCGTTGTGGCCTTGTGATGCTCTGCTAACTGATAAAAACGCTCGTACACTTCATTAAGCAAATCACACGCCACGGGTTCAGTGGGAATAACTGACTTTTCGCCTAAATGCTGCACACGCTCATTGGCCGATGCCATCATGTCAAAATGGCCATGTGAGTAGAGATTCTGCAAGCTGTTTGCCATTGCATCACTCATTGTCTTTTTAGTAAAACGAGGTTTACGCTTCGGATTAGTCTCTAAATCACTAAAAATCATTGCCCGCGCCATGAATCCATTAGTTGCTTGCTCAAACGTCATTAAATCGTTAAACGTAACGGGCGTGGTAAACCCTAAAACTGTCAAATATGGATTTTCTAAGCCGTCATCCACGCTCTTTATCGCAAGCATAATCTGGTCTTTGGCTTCTGCTAACTTTGCACGCATCGCGTCGGTACTACTATCCTCAGCCAGTTTTTCCAGTTTTTTCTCAATTTGTGCATACTCAATAATCAGTTTTTGCTTGATGTCGTCTTTCAAGTCGCCAGTAATCGGTAAGTACCCGTTTGCTTTTGAATAGACGCTCATCACTAAACCGACAATTCCCTCCAAGTAACTAGCCCCGCCTTTTTTAGACGCATTTTGCAGCTTTGAAAGCGTGATACCCAATTCATCAATGCAATAAAACGCTGCTTGATGACGTATTAAGTTACGCATGACTTCTTGTTCAGACTTAAACCCGCCATGTAATGCCGCCTGCACACCTGCCGTCTTAATGATTGATAAATAGGATTGTAGAATCTGCTCTTTACCCGTTCCACTACCTGCCACGCCAAACGCGATTATATTCGCGCTCATGTTATCCAAGCCATCAACATAACGCATACCCGACAAACTACTCACCGCGCACAATGCCGCCGCTACTGCTAAATTCTCACGCGGATAAAGGCACTGGTCATTTATCCATTGTGTCAACTCCCCCACAAAATCAGGAGGACGGCGCACGTCAACAGGCTCATCAAGTAAGTGCTTAATTACTTTGTCTTGACTCTTTACACTGTCAACATTCACATTATCAGCAACAACAGAATCATTCACATCATCAATAGAGCCTAAACTGCCGTCATAAACAAAAGTGATAGGCTCACAATAACCGCCTTCTTTCGCATAATGTAACAATGTGCCATAGCCAACAGGCGTAGATGTTTTACCGAATGAGTGCCAGTGTTTTTGTAATACACCTGAACCGCCGTACTTTGCACCAGTTGCGCTCCAAGAGTCCCACAAATCAAAGCCACCACCGCTAAAACAGTGGTGGACGGCCATACCAATGCTAACCCATTCAGCATAGTCGCAATCAGGATTACAATGGCTTAACAGAGCTGCAATGTGATGTTCGTCGATGTCTAAATCCATTCCTTGATTGCTGACACGAAAAGAGGCTTGGCGCGTTAATAACGTCAACAACTCAACAGGAGCAAAGCCCACATCTTGCGGATAACCTTTGCACGTCTCATAATTTGAGCCGCTCGCGTGTAGCGAACCTGAACCGACAACAAACCCGCTAGACTTAAAATCAATGCCCTTGTATTTTTCTAGTTTTTGCATCAAAGACAGTTTTTTATCATCATCACTCAACTTAAAATAATAATGCTGACTACCGCCACCGCTCCACGTATTGACGATAAACGCGCAATCTAAAACGATTGGCACATCTTTGCATAACTTCTTAAACGACTGTACACCGCCATTACGCGCATCAACATCGACAATAAGGTAATCGCGCACAATGACACCAAAGCCAGTATTAAAATGCCCCATATCATCAAAGCATTCTATCTGTTCGTCAGACCAATGCGGCACGTTCTGCCAGTTGCTCATAACGGGATGTTTTAAAATAGCATCACACTCGGCATTACCACAGTTACAATGCCCGTTTGTCACGCCATGCAAGCCAAACACCCGAAAGCCTGCATCTATATAGTCGTATAATTCGCTAATCATTGTTATTGTCCTTTTCACAATCGCAATCTTTTAAAAGATATGCGGATAGCTTTTCAATTGTCGTGACGTTTGCACCCTTGGCATTGCCAGCTTTAAAAGTAAAAACGGTTCGACTAGACAAGCCAGTGGCATTTGCAACAACATCTAATCGTCTGTCTTGCAATCGTGCGCTAATCTCAGGAATGGTTAAAAGTCTCATTGTTTGGCCTCGCTGTTTGTTTTGTATTGCCTTATAATATAGCAAGTATTTGCAGCTTGCTTGTATTTTTTTTCATCTTATACGCATTTTACTATATACAAAGCCAAAAATAGGGCTTATATTACTACTCATCAAGGCGGCCAATGGCTCACTTGATAACCCAAAAATCCAATGGAGCAACAAAAATGTCATACCTCAGTCAAGTCAAAAAACCCACGCCGCAAGCACCCGTCACTACGATTGTTGGCTTTGCTGGTAGCGGTAAATCAAGCCTCGCTGGTTTATTCCCCTCACCTATTTTCATTCAAGCCGAAAACGCCACGTCTGTTTTTGAGACAATGCCCGAAGACTTGCAGCCCGCATTTTTTCCTCAGTTACCCATCGCAAACGCCAAGCGCAACATCAAAACCAGTGAAGTGCTTTTTGAACAATTGCGCGAATTGATGACAGTTGAGCATGGCTTTAAAACTGTGGTTATTGACTCAATAACCGCGCTTAACATCATGTTTGAAAACGAAGTCGTAGAGTTTGACGACAAAGGCGCAAGCAACATTGGCGAAGCACAAGGTGGTTACAACAAAGGTTATCTTGTTGTTGCAGGTATTCATGCCAAGTTACGCGCCGCGTGTGAACATCTACGCAAGCGCGGCATTAGTGTGGTGTTCCTTGCCCACACTTGCATTGTTAAAATGAAAAACCGTCCTGATGGTGGTGAATATGTTGCCTATTCTTTGGATATGCACGAACGCTCACGCGCCGTGTATGTATCAAGTAGTGACATTGTTGCCTACTTGAAAGCCCGCGACTTTGTGGTGGGCAATGAAGAAAACAAAAAGGGACAGACTACCAAGTTTGGCCGCGTAACTAATACTGGCGAGCGTGTACTCATTACATCGAGTGACGGCACAATCGGTTACATCGATGCAAAAAACCGCTATAACCTGCCTGACGAAATCGAAGTCAACAAGGGCGAAAATCCTTTAATCCCCTTAATACCTTTTTACAGCCAACAATAACCCGCGCATTAACGCGCATTAAACAAACGCGCCTATAAAAAGGCGCATAGGAGTTACATCATGTCATTTTGGCAAAAACAAGACGGCTCGGCAGTTGAATCCTCCACCACATTTGAATCAGGCGGTGGTGAGATTACCCCGATTCCAAACAATACCGCGCTCATTGGTGCAATCGAAGAGGCAAAATGGTCTGAATATCAAGGTGAGCATTACATCAATCTTAAATGGCGTGTGATGCGCCCTGCTGAATATGCTAACCGTGTATTGTTTCAAAAGTTAAAAGTGTTTAGCCCAAAGCAAGGCGACAAAGCCAAGCAAATGCTTGCAGCCATTGACGCGAACGCGGGCGGTAAACTTGCTAAACTTAAAGATGCACCTGAAGATATGGATTTAATGACCGCGCTTGTTGGTAAGGCAATGGCGATTAAGGTACAGATTTGGGACATTGACGGCAAAACAGGTAATTGGATTAGTGCTGTTGCCCCTGCCAAACAACAAGCACCACAGGCGCAAACTCAAGCGCCAACACGCCCTACACCACCACAAAACGCACACAATCAAGCAAAATCTAACGCCTACCAAGCGCAAGATGATGATGACGATATTCCGTTTTAATCTAACCCACTCACACCACAAGGCGCGTTAATGCGCCTTTTAAAAGAGAGTATTAAAATGATTAAGTTAAGTTTAACAGAAGACCAATTAGAAACGATTGAAGCCGCACTTGAAACATATTGCATAGGCTTATGTGAAGAAAAAGACCCGCACTTAACAATGGCAGCAAACGCACAAAAAGCCATTGTTACAGTGCTTAATGAAAAGTGCCGAGGGGCTGTGCCGAACCTTCCTGAATTGCGTGTTTTAGCAGAATCTTTAATGCCTGAGCATATAGAGCTTGAATATACAACAAACGGACTGCAAGGCGGAGATTCAGGCCATGGCGGATATACCACTCTTAAAATAGGGAGTATTCCGTTTTCTTGCGATATTAAAATAAATGGCGAAAAACAAGAATTTAACGACTTAGAAACGATAGAGATTACAGTTAGAGGAGACTGGGAGTCTAGCGGTTTTGCTTCGGCATTCATTAAGTTAGGTAAGAAACTTTTCAAAAAAACGCGCATAACTGATTAACCCACTAAACCCCCTTTAACGCGCCTACAATGTGGGCGCATAGGAGCATGACAATGTCAACAGAACAACGTAGCCCTGAATGGTTTGCACAGCGTAAAGGCCGCGTCACAGGTAGCGTAGCAGGTGCAATACTTGGTTTAAATCAGCATCAATCGCCCGATGCTATTTTACGCCGTATGGTACGCGAATATCACGGACTAGAAAGCGAATTTACAGGCAACATCGCTACCGAATATGGCCAATTAAATGAGCCTATGGCCTTGTTGGGTTTTGTGAACAAGTACAGCTATCCTGTAAATGAAGTCGGATTTTGTGTCCATGCTGATTACGCTTGGTTAGGCGCGTCACCTGATGGTATTTTTGAGAATAACATGGGTGAACAGTGCATTTTAGAGATTAAATGCCCGTTTGGATTGCGTAACGACCTTACGCCACAATTCAAAACCATTGAACAACAACCGCATTATTACGCACAGTTACAGCTCGAAATGGCTTGCACAGGCTTAAAACAAACGTACTTCTACCAATGGTCACAACATGGCGATAGCCTTGAGATTGTGCCATTTAACAAACTTTGGTTTAACGATGCCGTTATTAAACTGTTTGCGTTTTATGAGTTGTATTTGCACGAACTTAAAAACAAAAAACATTTAGAGCCGTTAATACCTGAAATTGACACGCCAAAGGCTCATGCACTGATTACTCAATACGATGCACTTAGCGAAGTAATCGACAATGCCACACAACAAAAAGCTGAAGTATTGGCACAAATTACCGCGCTTTGTAACGATAAAAACGCCGTCATTTGTGGGCGCAAACTCACGCAAATAAAACGCGATGGTGCAATCAGTTACGCTAAAGCAATCAAAGACCTATTACCCAATGCCGACCTTAGCAAGTATCAAGGCAAACCAACAAGCTATTGGAAATTGGGGTAATGTTATGCAATTACGCCCCTATCAACAAGATGCCGTAGATAGTGCTATCGCATGGATGCGTAAAAGTACAGAGCCTGCATTATTGGGATTATCAACAGGTGCAGGCAAAAGCCACATCGCCGCCGCCATAGCCCTATGGATAACCCAAAAAACAGGTAAAAAGGTTTTAGTTTTACAGCCGTCCAAAGAATTGACTTCTCAGAATTTTGAGAAATATCTAGCCACTGGCGAAAAGGCTTCTATCTTTAGCGCAAGCGCAAACAGTAAATGCACCCGTCATAACGTAGTTTACGCCACACCTAAAACCGTATTAAACAGCATTGCGCGTTTTGGTGATGCCTTTGGTGCGGTCATCATTGACGAAGCACATCAAACGACACCGACAATAAAACAAATTATTGACAGCATACGCGCCAAAAATCCCATGCTTAGAGTTATTGGCATGACTGCCACACCGTACAGAATGGGAACGGGTTATATTTACCAATTCGACCACACGCACACACCAATAAAACGACTCAGCGAAGATGAAACAATCAGTGCTTTTTATCACTCATTACTTTATAAAATCCACACGCGCGAACTAATAGAAATGGGATTCTTAACGGATGCTCACACAGATACCTCAGCTAACCAAATACACTACAACACCGACAACCTAACGCTAAATAAGATGGGACAGTTTGACGCGAAAGCAGTAGAACAAGCATTCGTCGGTCAAGGCCGCTTAACGTCACAGATTGTCGCGGATGTTGTGAGCCATGCTGCTAACCGTAAAGGCGTAATGTTATTTGCCGCCACAGTTAAACACGCTGAAGAAATACTTGAAAGCCTGCCGCCACACAATAGCCGAATGCTTGGCGGAGAAATAAACATGGGCAAAGCAGACCGTGAGCAACTCATCAATGATTTTAAGAATCAAAAGTTTAAATATATTGTCAGTGTTGGCACATTAACGACAGGTTTTGACGCTCCACACGTTGACTTAGTAGCCATTTTACGCGCCACAGAATCCGCCTCATTGTTTCAGCAAATCATAGGGCGCGGCCTCAGATTGTGCGATGGTAAAGAGGATTGTTTGGTGTTGGACTATGCCGAAAACATAGAACGGCACGACCTGAAAGACGATATTTTTAGTCCTAAAATAACAACAAGCAAAGCTAAGTCTAGCGGCAGTCTTGATGAAGAATGTGAATGGTGCAAGTTTACAAACCAATACGCAGCACGACCAAACACTGACAAACTGGATATAGACAAGCAAGGCTTTTTTCTAGACTTGGCAGGCAATCGCATTTTAACCGAAGATGACCAACCATACGCCGCGCACTTTGGCAGACGATGCAATGGATTTATAAAATCAGTATTGGAACGCGGCAAGCTGGACAGGTGCGAGTTTAGATATGCGTCTAAAACTTGCGAAGAATGCAGCCATGAGAACGATATAGCGGCGCGTTACTGCGAGAAGTTTAAGCATGAGCTTGTAAACCCCAATGATTCCCTTACCGCACAATTTGAAACGGTAAAGCGCGACCCTTATGATATTTTTACCGAAGAAGTAC